GGATCGTTCCTGACCAGCCTGGCGACGGCCGCGGCGTATCTGTCCGACCTGTTCCTGGTGTTGGCCTCGTTCCCGCCCACCGCGGCGTCCAGGCCGTCCAGGACTGGCCGGTGGGATACGATGACCTCCAGGATCTGGTCGAAAGCCAGGGTGTCCTTCACCCCCGCGGTGTAGGCCCCCACGTTCCTGAACCAGATCGGGAAGGACCCGGCGTCCGTGACAGGAGGCGTGAATACCTCCATGGTGGCCTTGGATATCTTCCTCTCGGCCCTCTCGAAACTGAACCAGGATTCCACCGGGACCAAGACGATCCCGTCATCCCGCTCCTTGTCGATCTTCAGGAGCTCGGCATTGTACGAGTCTTGGAAATACTCCAGGGCATACTGGCGGACCGCCTCTCCGAGGGTGACCGCCATCTACCTGGCCCCCGCTGCCATGGCCCGGACTGCCCTCTGGACGTGAGGGATGAAGGCCCGGGACACGGCCCCGGCCAGGGCCTCCCGGTCAGCCCCTGTCAACTGGATGGGCCGACGGACGGGCAGGTTGCCAGCCCCCATGGCGTGAAGTGGGGCCTTCCAGTGGGACGTCCCCAGACGGATGACCCAGCCTCGGGGCCCGCGGAAGGAATGCGCCAGGTGTTCACCGCCCTTATCGGTCAAGCTCCGGCGTAAGTCTCCGCGCAAGGTGAGGATCTTCCGCCCAGGGAACCTTCTGGCCTTCCACTTTGCGTACCTGGTCGAGAGGGCAGGCCAGGGCTTCCCCCCGGACTTCCCCTGGCTGGAGAATAGCGTCCGCTCGATCCGGCGGAACACCTTATCGGCGTCCTCGGTGGCATCCGCCACGGCCTCCTTGGATGGGGTCATGAGGCGGTGGAGGTCCCGGAGTCTCGGGTTGGCCTTGGCGGAGGCCGAGATCACTTGGACGTCCCCCTCCGCCTGGGCTTGACCGGGGACTCCCCGGTGGCCACGGAGGTGAACCGGAGGCCCTTGGAGGACAGGATCAAGGCCTGTGCCTCGGTCACCTCCAGTTCCTGGTTGGGGAGGATAACCCATCCGGTCAACTGATCCCCCAGGTCCTCCAGGCCCCTGGAGTTGCGGATCCGGTAGGTGTGTTTTGCCTTGATCTTCACGAGGCTGGTCCTCCTCAATTCTTGGTGTCCAGGCTCCATCCGTCCGACCTGGATCTCTCCTCGCCCAGGTTGGGATCCTCGGTGTAGGACGTCGAGGTGATCCCCCCGGTGGTGGTGTGGGTCCGGACATCCCCGGAGCCTCCGGCCTGGATGGCGGCGATGGAGACACACCCCTCCAGCATGGCCGAGGCCATGTCCAGGTAGAGCTTCGGGGTCCCCGAGACCTCCTTACCCTCGGCCCTCTCGTCCAGAGCCAGGAGGACCTGACCGGCGGCGTTGAGCTCGTTGGCGGCCCGGCAGAGCTTCCCGAGGTCGGTGGTGGGGTCCAGGTGGTCCGCGGAGGCGGAGTCCGGCGAGATGGTCAGCCCGACCTCGGCCACCGCCACGGTGATCTTGGACGCAAACTGGGCCATCCAGTCGAAAACGGCCTGATCGGTGGGGAACGTGGTGGCGGAGAATGCGCCAATCCCGAGGCGGATCTCTACATCCTCGATCTCGTTGTAGGCGTCGTCAGCATCGAATGGCATCGGATCAGGACCGCCCTTTCCGCCGGGGCCGCCGGGTAACGGCCCAGCCCTGGGCCCAGGTTCAACGAAGCCACAGGGCCGCCGCTGGTTGGGGTCCCGACCCCTGACAGATCAGGCGGCCCCAATGGCTGGATTCACGCTCTCTCGACCAGTTCCGCCTCCAGCATGAAGGCCATGGAGGCCTTCCCGAGGCGGACATTGTCTCCGAGGTTGTAGGGCTTTTTCCCCACACCCTCGGGCGGGTCCATGAGGTGGAAGGGCTTCACAACGACACACAGGGCTTTCCTGGGTGTGGCGGCTGCCTTCGGTTTCGCTTCCATCGCCTTGGCCATGGTAGGCCCTCCATGGGATTTGAAGATGGGGCCGGGGTTGGCAGGTGGGCCACCCCGGCCCCAGATGAAAAGGCCTACCCTCTACAGGATGTCATCGTAGAGGAAACCGAACTGATCGTTGGCGATGACCTGGTCGATCATCCCCGTGGCTCTGACCACGTCGGACTTGATCCGCTCCCGCCGGTAGCGATCCACCAGGGCGTTGATCCCGCTCGGGAACCCCTCGATGGTCGGCCGGATGATGAAGCCCAGTTCCGGGCGTAGGCGGTTGACCCGGCCTCCGGACTTCCCATAGATCAGGAACTTGTCCGTTCCCCAGATCGGGGCCTTGACAGCGGTCACGCCCTTCTTGGAGGTGATCTTGATGGCCGATCCCACCGTGAGGCTGGCCAGCCCGAGGGCCAGGGCCACCTTCTCCTTGTTCATGACTCCGAGGCTGCCCTCACCCGGCGACGTTGCCAGATAGGACTCCTTGACCTCATCGTTCAGGCGGAGCCAGCGGAACACCTTGTGGGAACAGACCCCATGGATCATGCTGGCCGGAAGGGCCGTCTTGTCCTGGATGGCCTCGATCCCCACGGAAACGTCCGAGACCGGGACACCCGTGGCCGGGACGTTCCAGTCCCTGGAGGTGGCGTCCTTCGACGCGGCGGAGTAATTGGCCGCCGTGGTCAGGAGGGTGGCCACGAGGTCCTCCAGACGGGTCATGATCTTGTGCTCGCACACGAAGGCCCCGTCCGCCAGGGCGTCGAAGGGGTCATCGTACTGGGCCTTGTCCTGGTCGTCCACGGGGTATTCCACGGCATATTCCAGGGCCTCGAAGGAGACGCTGGAGACGTCGTAGTCCACCTCGAAAGCCGGGGTCTTGGCCCGCCTGGCGTCGAAGTTGATCCGGAAATGGTCCTCACCCATCTTGGCGATCTTGCCGGTGAGGTTGGCGGAGGGGACCGATTCCAGGACCTCCCCGGCCACCAGTTCCGTGTTTTCCGCTCCCACGATCACCCCGGTCAGGAGTTGATCGAAATGTACTGTACTCGGCAGTGGCATTTTCTCTCCTTTCCTCCCGGCCTACGCGGCCGTACCGTGGCGTCTGGGTTGAATGAGAATCATGATCTGCTCGTTGATGGCCGCGGCCGACTCACGAGCGATTCCAACGACCTCGTTGGTGGCGGTGGTGGTGGCGATAACCTTCCCGTTGGCATCGGAGGTCAGGAGAGCTCCCGCGGTGATGGCCGCCCCGGCGATGGCCATGGCGGTCCCACCATGCTGGACGGTGACGACACCGCCCACGGCCCGGCTGGGCACGTAGACGATTCCGGCGATGGGGAGAACGGCGGCGGCGGCAATGCTCACCTCATTTTCCCCGGTGACGTTGACACAGAGCCCGATGGCCCCGGTCATGTCCTCGCCCTCGTCCCAGGTGGCTGTCAAGTCCACGTTTCTGACGGTCAAGGCGTCCTCCTCTCATGGGCCCACAGGCGGCCCAGGTCTTATGTAGCGCGAAACTCGGCCCAGGGGCTAGTTGCCGCTGGGACTCGCCTTGTCCGCGTAGGTCTGGCTGATCTCGGCCCACTTCTCGGGGTTGGCGGCCCGGGCCAGCTTCATGGCCTCCACGAAGGGGATTCCCTTCTCGGCGGCCAGCTTGTGGGTGGCGGCCATGATGTCCCCATCCTCGTGGGTGGAGCCTCCCCCGGACTTCACCTTCGGGTCGGTGAGCTTCCGGACTTCGAGGACGTCCACCGAGGCCTCCAGGGCGGCCAGGGATCCGCCGAAACGGTCCTCCAGCCACTTGACCGGGTTCTCGGTGTGGCCGTCGAAGAACTTCGGGGACTTCCCGGCGGCGATGGCCTTGGAGGCGATCTCCAGGACCTTCCTCTCGGCCAGGGTGTTCTTCAGGCCATGATTCTCGGTCACGAGGGTGGCCTGGGTCTGCTCCATGTCCGTGACCCTCTTGGTCAGGGCCAGCATGGCCTCGGCGGCCTTGGTGTCCGCCTTGACCGGGGCCGGGGCCGGAGGGGCCAGGGCCGCCAGGGTGGCCCGCTGGAGGGCCAGTTCCTTGACCTGCTCCTCATTGGGGCTTTGGAAGGCCGAGAGGGCCCTGATCTTCTGCTCCACGGCTGCCTTGATCTTCGCCAGGTCCATGTCGATCTCCTCCAAGGGTTCCGAATGCGGCGCATGAATGGCCGCGGACAGTTGGATCCTAGCAGGTTTCCCGGCCTCTGGGACACTTGCAGCTATAAATTCGACGTCCAGGGCCGGGGTGTTGGTGATGGCCCCGGCGTCGAGAGAGAACCCGGGGATCTCTCCGGTGGGGATAGGCTTATCGAAGTCGATCTCCACCGAGAATGACCGGAAGCCCCTCTCCGAGACCACGGCCGACCAGGCCCTGGGGCCCAGGTCGAGGGTCCCCCACAGGAAGTCCCCCTCCAGGTGGACCGACTCGATGAACCCCACGGCCGGGGTGTCCACCCTATCCTTGGCGGGAATGTGGCCAAAGTAGACGGGGACAGGTCCGGGGGTCTTCCCGAAATTGTCCACCACGTCCTGGAACATGGCGCGGTCCAGATCAAAGGTCCCCTCACCACCCCCGGCGGTCCGGTTGGCGATCACCCCGAGGGTCACCCGGGACAGGGGTATCTGGACTCGGCCGCCTCGGCCGGGCCTCTCCTCGATGATCCTCAGTTCCTGAGGTTGGGACTCAACCCTGACGGGGCGGAAGGTGGCAAACATGCCAGTTTCAGCCCACAGGCTGCCCCAGTTGTCTCTGGCCTTCTGGATGTCCATGGGCCACAGTATAGGCCAGGGGCCAGGGACAGGTCCAGAGCCTATCTGGCTTTCACTAGCCCATATAGACGAGATTCAATCACCAAAGAGGGGCAGCATTCTCCACCGTGGACCCGGATACCCTCTGGGCCACAATGAACTTGCGACGGGTGGCCACGTTCCTGACCAGGTGGCGGACCATGGCGGTGACCAGGGGCGGGGTGGCCTGGATGGTCGGTGGAGGCGTGTCCATCCCATCACAGGCCTTCTCGGCGGCCAGGATCTCGTCCAGCCTCTTGGCCCCGGCCTGGCAGTCTGGACAGTTGGGGTCCTGACATTCACTCATAGGAGGCACCACCAGATCACCGGGGACATGTCGATTGCCCACTGATGGCTGTTCCAGAACCAGGCCGCGAAATACTCGTAGAACTGGTCCGTCCGGGCCTCCAGGAAGGACCACTTGGCCGTGGCAAGGAGGGCAATGTATAGCTTATGGTTGAACATTTAGAACCTTTCGGGCTGCTGAAATGAATTGCTTGGTAGTATCCGCTGATTCAACCGGGGGCCTGACCGTGGGGCCTACTCCGCCGCCTCCACCAGGCTGTTGGCCACCGGGACGATCACCCCCCGGCACCTGTCCCCACCCAGGCACTGGGCAGGCGGGAGGAGGGCCTCGGCCCCGGCGGATCCGATCTTGACCAGGGTCCCGTCCAGTTGGCGGCATGGTCCACAGGTGTTGACGTCCAGAAGCTCCGACCGGAGGAGCCATTCCGACTCACCCTCGGAGGCGGCCACCTTGGCCTCCACGTCCCTCCCCGCGTTGTAGGCCACATTGGACCCCTGGCTCCCGGCCGACTCGATGGGCCCCTCGGACAGGCTCCCGAGGTGGGACTCGATGCTG